AGACCTGGGTGAAAGAATACCATTTCCCGGCGCGGATGCTTGAAGGCCGCTGGGCAAGTAAAAGCGACATGATTGATGTCTGGTTGCAGGAGCGTATCGAGTTGGCGGATATGACTTCAAAATAGCCTTGTCAAGAGCAAACAATGAACATTAGGAGGCAAGGAATGAACAACAGGCGATAACGGACGGGAAGTACCTGAAAATCGGTGAGATAATAACCCCATCGAGAGATCAACCTTTTGATGGGGTTTTTATGTGAGGAATCCACTCCGGTTTTTATGGAAACGCAGCGTTTCTGACCCGTATCATTGGATCACTCGCCTAGTATCGAGCCTTTCATCCTCTGGGCAGGCTGTTTCAGCCGATGCCTCCTTGAGGGTTTCTGCCGTGTATGCGTGCGTCTCTCTTCTCTCCGAAACGGTCGCCTCCCTTCCTCTGATGCTCTATGAGCGCCAGGGAGAGGGAAAGCGACCGGCCACTGATCACCCGCTTTTCTCAATCTTGCATGATCGACCCAATGACTACATGACGGCCTATGACTTTCGGGAGTGCCAGGTTTCAAATATCAAGCTCCGGGGTAACTCCTATGCGCTGAAAGTTCCAGAAGGCAGATCAATGAAGCTGATCCCTCTCTCCTCAATGCGCATGTCAGTCGTCCGGGAGAACGGCGCCATTTTCTATGATTATCAGCATGAAGATGGGCCACAGGAACGATTCTCGGCGGACCGGATCTGGCATGTGAAGAATTGGCCGATTTCGTCGGCTTACACGGGCGAGGCACCTGAAGGACTGGTGGGGCTTTCAACTATTTCGGCGGCAAAGGATGTTATCGGCCTGAGCCTCGCGGCTGATCAGTATGGGGCCAGATATTTTGCGAACAATGCTACCGTGGGACTCAACTTTCAATATCCAGGCAAACTGACCGCCAATGCGAAAACGTACCTGAAGGAGTCTTTGGCTGAGTTTGCCAAGATGGAGAACAAGTTTAAAACGATCATCACGGAGGAGGGCGGCAAGATTGAATCCATGGGGATCTCGAACGAGGATAGCCAGTTTTTGGAAAGCCGACAGTTCCAGATCGAAGAGGTCTGCCGAATGTTCAGGGTGTATCCTATTCTGATCGGGCACCCGACAAACACCATGACCTATGCGAGCGCAGAGCAGCTTTTCCTCTCCTTCGGGAAATTCACGATCCTGCCGATCTGCAGACGTATTGAGCAGTCGGCCAACATGAACCTTTTGAGGGAGGATGAGCGAAGGCAGTTTTTCTTTGAGCACAACCTGGACGGGCTGCTTCGGGCGGATACACAGACGCGATATACCGTTTACAGCCAAGCCAGGCAGTGGGGGATCATGAACGTGGATGAGATCCGGGCGCTTGAGAATATGAACCCATTACCGGAGAAAAAGGGACAGATTTACTTGCAGCCCATGAACATGATTGAGGCAGGGAGCAAGGAAACCAATAAGCTGGAACCTGGCGTTAAACCGAAGCCAGGGAACGGCAAGATTGCATGGGAAGGAGAGGAGGGTCAAGATGCCGTTACCCAAACCCAGTAAGGGCGAAACTCAGGATGCTTTCATTGAGAGATGTATGGACAGTGAAACGATGAAAGATGAATACCCGGACAACGATCAGCGGCTGGCGGTTTGCTTTAGCCAGTGGAAGAACAAGAAATCAGAGTCGGGCGCTATCGAGCAGCGCACCTTCAATGCCCAAATAGGTATAGAGGGTCGGGGGGATGGGAAAACGCCTAAGATTGTGGGGCATGCCGCGGTTTTTGACGTTATCGGAGAGGGAGGCTGGTTCCGTGAGAAAGTCGCTCCTGGGGCCTTCGCCAATACGATCAAAGAGGATGATGTGCGGGCGCTGTTCAACCACAATCCAGACTTTGTTATTGGCCGGAACCGGGCGGGCACTCTCCGTATGAAGGAGGATGAAAAGGGGCTGGCTATTGAGATCGATCCGCCCGAGACTCAGTTCGCGCGCGATCTGATGATTTCCATTGGCCGGGGTGACATTAGCCAGATGAGTTTCGGGTTTGAAATTCTCAAGGAGGAGCGCCAGGCCGGCGAAGGTAAGGACCTTGATCTGTTTACACTCAGGGAGGTGCGATTGTGGGATGTCTCGCCGGTGACGTACCCTTTTTACAAGCAGACCGACGTAAGTGTTCACTCTAGACAGGCGTGGTCCGATGCTCTCAAGTCGACAAGAGACTTCAAAGCAAAGGGCTGGCGGGTTAGCCTGAACAAACGCAAATTTCGATTGATTGAAAGGAGGATTTCGAGATGACAGAAAAAATGAAACAATTGAGAGCTCAGATTGAGGACAATCTGGCAAAGCTGCGGTCTATGCTGGACCTCGCAACGACCGAGAAGCGAGACATGACTGATGAAGAGGTCGTCGCTTACGATGCCCTGGAAGCTGCAACCGACAAGCTCCAGAAGGAACTTGAGCGGGAGGAGAAACAGGCTATCCGGGAAGGGCAGGCACAGGCAAGGAAGGATCAGGTCCACCTGGCCGACTTCAACTCCAAGAAAGCTGTGCCCCCGAAGGAGTTCCGAAACCTGGGCGAGTTCATTTACACGGTCGCCTTTAACAGGGGCGATCCCAGGTTGCCCGACCTTTACCATGCGTATAGCGCGGAAACCAGGGCCCAGACGATGGGAACGGGCAGCGAGGGTGGATTTAATGTGCCTGAGCAGTTCATGCCGCAACTGCTTGCCGCGACTCCGCAGGGGTCGATTGTTAGGCCAAGGGCACGAGTTATCCCTGCTGGAGATCCTCCCGATGCCAAGATCACCATGCCAGCGCTCGACCAGACCGTAGCGGCCAATATGTACGGCGGAGTTACCGTGACGACCGTGGCGGAAGCTGCATCCAAAACTGAAACCTCAGCCAAGTTTCGGGAAGTTTCGCTGGAGCCGGCGGAAATTGCAGGCTGGATTAGGGTATCTGACAAGCTGCTCCGAAACTGGGGGGCTGCCTCCGTGACCCTCGCCGGCCTGCTCCGGGGTGCCATGATCGCCTGGGAGGATTATCGCTTCCTGCGAGGGACGGGCATGGCCGAGCCCCTCGGTATCATCAACTGCACGGCCAAGCTCAATCAGGTGCGCGGCACGGCCAACTCGGTTGTATGGAATGACATTCGCAATATGTACGGGAAGGTGAAATTCGGCGGGTCCCTCGTTTGGATCGCTTCTCAAACGGTTCTTCCGGCCCTCATGAATATCTCCGATGCTGGAAGCAACAACCTTTTCGTGACGGCCTTTCAGGGTGCTTCAGGGGCGGTCCCGGCGACATTACTAGGCATTCCTATCGTTTTCGCGGATCGGTTGCCGGCAGTGGGAACAGAGGGAGATCTGATCCTGGCAGACCTTCAGTATTATCTGATTAAGGACGGAAGCGGGCCTTTCATTGACGCTTCCCCGCACGTCTATTTTACGAACGATCAGACGGTTATTCGGATTACCTGGAACGTTGACGGTCGTCCATGGCTTACTCAGGCCCTGCAGCTTGAGGGATCGTCTAGCAATTCCGTCAGCCCCTTTGTGGTGCTGAAGTAAATTTCGAAAGATAGGAGGTAAAAAACCATGACAGCATTTGCGAGTGAACGATTTGCGATGATCCCGATTGCCCTGAACACTAGCACTACGACCGAGGTCAAGGGCAAGGGGGTTTCCCTGAAAGGAGTCAAACGGGTTACGGTTATGTGCGGCTATGAGTGCGACCTGAATGTACTCGATTCAGCCGCGCATGCGGAATCTTCATTGGCCAATTCAGCCACATTTGCCGTTTACGCCGGGAAAGTGACTCAGGGAGCGGCCAGTTTTTCGGCCTTGGCCAGCGCCACTTGTGTCGTTGGCATGACTACGGTAGGCCAGGTCCGAAATGCCGAATCAATACAGATTCAGGTGGTTGGCTCATGGGCCACGGGTAGCGAGTTCACTATCAGCTACGGGCCGACGACAAAGACCTTTACTTTGCAGACCAATGCGAGCGCATCAGATGGCCAGTTGAGTGCCTCGGATGCCACTGGGTTTGCGAATGCGCTTGGAAGCGCCATCAAAGACTGGTTTCCGAACCTTGAACTTGTGGAAGGGACCACGGTCGGCTCTGGTGACACGAAAGCTTGGACGGGCATCCTGAAGGAGAGGATTCCCGGACAGGCCACGTTGTCTGCCAATGTGAGCGCGGGTGCTCAAGCGGTTTCTACTTCATGTATCGGAAATGTGAATGT